TAGTAAAGGCTTCTCTTGTGTCATTATCCATTCTAGTTTCCTAATGATAGTGGATTAGCGTTCATTGATTCAGTAACCGTCTTAAATGACTTATCAACATGCTCTACGATCTTGTCAATATCTGCATCTATCTTATCTATAGATGTTTTATTATTTGTTGAATTTATTTCAACAGTTGTAATCCTTTCTAGTATTGCAGAGTTATCTCCACTAGGAATACTTGAAACACTATCTTCTAAATTGCTCAATCTTGATGACATCTCGCTTAGAAACCAAATCCCACTCGCTGTTGGTGTCGCTATACTGATTAAAAAAATTAGAATTAGCTTTGGCGTAATCTTGATTGTTGAATCCGTCTTTTCCGTCATAAAAGTCTATCTCCGTAGTCGTTAAATCTAATGTGTCTGTTATCTTTACTTCAAAATATTCTTTATTAAAGCTAACGATTGTTCTTATGTCAATGTCTTGAACTACAATATCTGACTTAATTTTAGGGGTAGTACTAGCAACAGAAGTTTTTTTATCGCTTGATTTGGGCGAATCAGAGCCTTGTTTTTTTTCAGATTTGCTCGATTTTGCTGTTTTAACAACCTTTTCCTCATTTGCACTTGGCTCTTCTTTTATTTCTTCTTCAACAGTTTCTTCCTTTTCGTCAGATTCTTTTTCCTCGTTTTCTTCAACTTCTTTTTCACTTATTTCTTCTTTTGGCTCTGGCTCTTTTTCTTCGGTTGAGCTATCGTTTGATAACTCGCTTTCTTCATTTGTTCCATCAACTTCCTCATTCTCAGTTGATGTTTCCTCTTGCTGTTCATTTTGATTCTCCTTTAAATCTTCTTCCATATTTGTTTCTTCTAATTCTGATGGAAGTTCTTCAATATTGTTTTCAGGTAACTCCTCTATAGCTTCAGGAATTTCCTCTCTAATTTCTTGTAATGTTTCAGGCTCATTTTGTATTTCATTTACAGATTCAATTTCTATATTATTTATTTCTGGAAGGCTATCAGGCATTTGAATATCTGGCATCTCAATTTCTGGCATATTCATATCTGGCATATCCATTTCAGGCATATCATTATCAACAGGAACATCAGCTCCAACATCAACCAACACAGGCATTTCATTTTGATGTCCAACGTCTGCCATATCCATATTCATTTGCTCTGTTGTTATATCAGAAATTGCAGATATTTGTGGAGATAAATTAGAAATTTGCATGTCTTCTGGTGGATTTATATCAATAATACCACTAGATAATGTATCTACTATTGAAGTTGCATCTAATGAGCCAATTTGTATTGTTTCTACAATAACAGGCTCTACTATTACTGGCTGAATTATAATTGGCTCTACTATTACTGGTTGCACTACAACAGGCTGTATTATTTCCACTATTACAGGCTCTATTACTGGCTGGGCTATAACTAGGTCAGCTAATGACAAAGTAAGGCTTAAATCGTCTATAATTGAGCCAAATTGCCCTTGTTTATCTCCAGTATCAGCTCCAAAGACATTAACATCTACAGTTGTTTCGTTTATGTGAAAATCCTTATTTAAATCTATTGTGAATGTAGATGTAATCGTTCCATCATTATAATCGCTGGTAAAATTTTTAATTATTACTTCTGATTGTGTTTTGGTTGAAAATGTTATTGTTGTNTTNACAGGGTCTAAGTTATTAGCTGTGCCTGTGGTNCTACACCATAAATCACCTTCATTATTACAACCAATAGATACAATACTCCCATGCACTTTATCAACGTACTTTTTTTCTGAGTCTATATTACCTAAATGTATAGTTTGAGAAATCGAGCCACCATCTGCACCACTAAATCTTACTGATTTATTTATCTCACCATAATTATTGCCATCATAATTAGCAGTACCATCTAATTCCCAGCCTTCAGTTTGATTATCAAACGAGCCGTTATTTAGGAGATTTGATGTTTCCGTTGCTCTGACTGTTTGAGTTGCTAAAATTAGAAACAACCCCATTAGCACCGAGATAGTCAGGATAGCGTAATATTTGACCGTATTCATTTATATATCCCATCATTTTGTAGTGTTTAATTGCTTCTTTACCAATCAATGCTTTCTTACCGTTCCAGATACTACATGGAGTTCCAGAGTGAAGCATAGCTGACCATACTGCTTTACTTCCAGCACAGAGAACAGAAATTGACGCAACTTTAAGTCCAGCTTTACTAAGAGAATTTGATAACATTCTACGTTCACAGTTCCAATCCGTAAAAGTTGTACCTGTGGATATACCAACGACTGAAGTTTGCACAGCTCCCACTACTGGGAACGAACAGATCATCTGGCTGTAGCTTTGAACTCCAGCAGATATCGCACTTGGTACTGGTTGATTTTTGTAGTTAACGGTTGAATCTGCTGCGTATGAATCCATAGCTGACCAGATTAAAAAAAACATCATTAAAAATAAAAATATTATAAAACCTCTTCGCATGAGAAAGATACTCCATATAGTGAAATGTGATTCGCACTCCATGTAAGCTCATTGTTGGTCATCCTCATAACGCATTTAGGACTTGCGTAGGTAACTGTTGCGTTGTTAGATAATGCTGCTGATAAAGATGGCTCTATGGTTAGTGTTGCAACACCACTTCCATTACTAGCCACGTCAGCAATAATCATATGCAGTTTGCTGGTTGCTCCAGAATTAAATTGCACATAATCACCTTTCTTAAATAATTGTGATTCAGAAGCATCAGCTCCGTCAATCGTTACGTCATACGCACCCACAGCAAAATCAGCGTTTACAGCCACAGTATTTGAAGAAATTGTACCTTGTACTGCGTTTGCATCTGGGTCTCCCATTAAGAATGTTCCAAACTGTCCGTTTAATTGCATGAAAAAAGCTAACCATTCATTGGCTTGTGTTCTTTTCATGGGTGGTAAAGTAACGGTGCTGTACCATTTTGAGCCTGTAAATTTATGTACTTGTGTTGAATAAGTAAATGGACTTTGTGATTGTGCAACGGCTCTAGCAATACCCCATTCACTTCTTATGAAGTTTGGAGTTGTAGGCATAACAAGTGGAAAAGTAGGCTCTGCGATTTTTATGCTCCAAAGTCTTTAGCAAAAGTTCCACCACGCAATCTTGCGTCTTGAACTGCTGATAATGTTGATTGNTGTATTGCTGGAAGTAAGTTCATTACTTCGGCTCTAACTGTTTGCGATACACCTGTAGCAAAGTTTAGGTTTTGCTCTATGACTATATTGCCACCACCACCAGCTCCAGCTACTTGATTGTTTGGCACTATTGTACCAGCCGATTTAGGTACAAACATTTCTGCTCCTCGTTCTCCGACCATATATGGCATATTAGGATTCACACTTCCACCACCAGCCCTTAATCCAAACATACTAGCACCAAAATTAGAGCCAGAATCTATATGACCACCACCACTACCACCAATACTTCCTAAAGTAGCTTTGAATAAACTTCCTAATAATGAGCTACCACCACCTGACATTTGCGTAGCTGACATTGATTCTTTTATTTGTTTAAGCAATGGGTCAATAACCCTTAATTGGAATATTAATCCCACTACTTGTTGTGCAACACTTTGGAAGATATCGACCATAGAATCTTTAAAATCTTTTCCACTAACAACTGCCTCACCAAATGCTGTAGATATTGATTTACCAACATCTTCAAAGCCTACGTTTAATTTCTCTATAATTTCCATTTCAGCATCAAAATCTTTTCCTCTAGCTTCTGCCATTACATCCATATATATGCTCATGTTTTTTTGTCTTTCATGATATTGTTCGTTAGTTAACGCTGTTATCTTTTTTTCAGTAACTGTGTGCAAATGTGCTGTGTTTTGTAAAAATAACTTTCTAGATTCATCAGTCATATTACCACCACCAGATGTCCTGCTACCTCGTGAATTAAAACTACTGGCAAACTGTTCTCCAGCACTTTTTTCTTCACCAGAAAATAATTCTGAAAAGAAATTTTTAACTGCTGTTCTTGCGTTATTATATGCAGTAGTTATTCTTTCCATTTGTTTTTCAAGGTCAACAAATGCAATAACTGCACCAGCAATCGCTATGGCTGCTGTTGCTCCTAATATATATGGGTTTGCTCTTGCAGCAACATTAAATCCTATTTGTGCTGCTGTTGCTAATTGTATTGCTTTAGCAAAATTAAAAAACACACTTGCAACATTTAAAACAATAAATGCTTTTATGCTTCCAATAATTAAATCAAAATTATCTGCTATAGTTTTTAATGTTTCTCCTAAATCTTTTCCAATTGATTTACCATATTCAACTATTTGCTTTCTATTAGTTTGCAACATTTTATTAAATTCTTGCAATGACTCTGTTAATTGCACAAAAAATCCTTCTGCAACTGCTATTGTAAATGCTTGTATCGTGTCGCCAATCATAGAGAAAGTACCTTCAATAGTTTCTGCCATCTCGTCTGTTGCATTAGCAAACTTACCATTTCCAGAAAATACTGCTTCAAATGCTGCTGCTGCACCTTCAACAGTATCAGTCATCATTCCTGTATCTCTTATTATTTGGGTTATACCTTTTTCTCTGAATATGTCTGCTGCTGCTAATCCACCAGCAAAAACTCTTTGAATTTGACTTGCAGTTGTTGCAAAATCAAGCCCAGCAATAACAGATACATTTCCTGTTATTTCCATAATATCTCTTAAATGCTCTGCGTCTTTTGCCACTACGGCTAATGAACCAGACCCAGCTTGAATTTCTTTAAGTGAGAACGGAACAGTTCCAGCAAATTCAATAAGTTGTTTAAAGGCTTTATTGCCCTCTTCTACAGACCCAAAAAGATTATTAAAACGAATTTCAAGACCTTGAATTTCCATACCTGTTTTAATAATATTTCTTAATGCTAAAGCACCAAAAGCAACTCCAGCAATAGCACCAAATTTAAGCATTGAAGAACGAACTTTTGTTAAAGAATTATTGAGTCCAGCAAGACCTCTTGACATACTCTTTGAGCCGTTTTGGACTTCCTTATTGGCTTGAGCCATTCCTTTCTTTAGACTAGAAAGGTCTGCTTCAATCTTTACTACTAGCTTGTCAAGTTCAGTTGCCATTATTCGTCTGGATTTAGCTCCATTAAATTATCTAATTCGTCTTTGCTCATTGGTTTGTCTTTCTTTCCACCATTAAACTCAGAAAACCCTTTAACAGCATATGTAATTTCTGTAACACTACTATCCCAAAAATCTTTAGGACTCATTCCTATCATGCCAACGCATACTTCTAACCATCTAGTATAAGGAAGTTTTGCGTCTTTATCTAACTTACTTCCTCGCTTTTTTTTTCATCTGAATCATTATCTTCTGGCACATTTAAAGCTAAAGTAATTAATTCAGAACACATTGTAACTGTTTCAACTAATCCTATCTCAGATATTAATTTTTTTATATCTTTTTCTTTAACGTCATTACCACCAGCCCTAATGCCTAAAGTAATAATTTGTATCATTTGAGTTAACGTTAATTTTGCAGTTGATAGCAAACTTGCTACTTCAAGCATAGCAACACCAGTTGCTTGTTCAATTCTAATGCAAGTATCAAGGCTCATTCTTGCTTTATATTCTACGTCTTTAAACGTCAGTAGTTTTTCTGCTTTTAACTTGTTTATGCTCATTGTCTTTCTCCATTGTTGTAATGATTATAGTCTCGTTTCTATCTGCAACATTGACGGCAGTTTTGATTGTGTATGTCT